AAATGAAAATTTTTCTATTGATTGGGGTGATGGATCAGTAGATACCATTGGTGTTGGTATTGGTAATAGTTTGGAATATAAACAACATACATTTCCTTCTTCAGGTACTTATAATGTGTCTATTGGCTTAAGTAATAATTGGGCTCAGAAAAAAATAACTAAAAAAATTACAGTACCTAAAAACACAACAGTAACTAACCCTAATGGGTCATTTGGTCCGTTCACGTTACCATATACTACGGGAGTTACAATCACTCAAAACTATATAAACGACTTAGATTATGTCGAGAAAGACTCAGACGGTCCAATATATTTTGCGGCTAAAGGGAGAAGTAGATTAAGTGAATTAAAGAGATACGGTGAAAGTACTTACCAAGGTACAACAATAGGTACAGATGGTGTAGGTAGTTATACGGGGTATACAATAGATAATTTATCATATAAAGATTATGATGATGGAATAACAACAATAACAGGGACAACAAGTGATTATGAAAAAGAAGAGGTTTTTAATGAGATGTTAACAAGGAACGAACATTTCATCGGTTTTATTGACGAACCAACCATTTTTTCTGATGTATTTGTTGAAAGAGGTAAGCAAGGAGTCTTAGAAATGAACCTAAGATTAGGAGAAATTGACAACGTAGGTGAAATAGATATCTACGGAAATGGATTTTTCCAAGTTAAAAAACAATAGAATAATATTTATTAATTAAAAGGATATGGCAGTAGGTAGTTATGGAACAGTAAGACCGGCAGATGTGTCACCATCAGACGTAGAAATTTTCTATCATTACGTCTCGGGGAGAACGTCGTCCGCACCTGTACAATTTAAAAAATTAAATTCAGAAGATATATTAACACCTATCTATCACAATTCAGATACGACGGATGCACCGAACGCACCTGATACGGAAATTTTAGGTGGACTATACAATCTAAAGTTAGATACGGCGGACTTCGATGAAATAGGTATATATACCTTACATCTTAGACCTAAACAAATAAGAACCTCCATAACCGACTGTGGGGTGTTAGCGGCACTACCATCGGTAAGAGGGATTATAATAGATTTAAGTAATGTACCGTCAACAGATAGAAATAAATTCAACCCTCAAGGGTTAGTTGGATACAGAATAGAGTATTTGAATAACGATGGAAGTAAAACCCCTAACTTTTACAGGGTTGTTACATCTTCATTCTACTGTACTCCAATTACGTCAAATCTGACAAGTACAACTCAAAAGGCAATAAGATATCAATATACAGATCAAGCAACTAATTTGTTGTTTTTAACGGTAACTCCGTCATCTGCACCATCTAATAGACCGAATACAGTTCCTTTTATTGGGGAACCGTCTCAAAACATAGTTTTATCAAATACATTTTTTAACCCAACAACGATTGAGGTTGATATGGTAGAACACGATGAGACAACATTGGCTTACGCGTTCTACGGTAACCAAACAAAATCTATTTCTGATGGAATATACACGATATACACTGCGGAAAACAATATCTACAAACAATTTAACTTGTTTGAGGTGAGAGATGAGTTCAACGAAACACTTTACGAGGTTAGAGAAGAGAGGGACGAAATCGATGAAACTAAAAACTTTGATGATATCACTGAATAATGGCGAAAAGAAAAGTTCCAAGTCAATCTGCGAGTGGAGGGGATACCTTTAATGACAACTTAGTTGGTAATCAAATTACCAATGGGTCAAGTCAGTTGACTGCCACAAACTTTTCAATAGATAAGACAATACCACAAAGAGATACTAAGAGTTTTACATCTGTACCTTTTTCTGATTTTTTAACAATTGAAGACCTTAAAGAAGAAACTAATGCACCTAAAACAAAATCAGATAGATCTGTAAAGAAAGAAGGTAAAGTAAAGTTCAGAGAGAACAAAGACGCGGGTTCTAAGACACTATTTGGATCTTTAAGTAAAAGACTATCATCTTCAGTTAATAATATAGTAGAACAGTTCCCTGCGGGTTTCTTTATTGACAAAGATACTCCTATATCATTTTCACAATACACTGCGGAGAATATTACTTACGATCTTAAGGCAAGAACAACAACTTTTAAGTTTGAAAGATCAAAAATATTTAATCCGTTAGATGTAGTACTTGAAAAACCTTTAAGTAATGTAAGTCCTGATGTTAATAACGAATTTAAAAACTTCTTTGAGAATTATTCCAAGTACTCCCTTATTATTGATGAGGTTGAGTATGAGATATTAACATATACAAAGGCGGGTAACGACGGACTTATTACGTTAAAAGTTAAGGGAAAACCTTTTATTGGTAACACATATGGTGAGAGTTTCTTAATTAGACCAACTAATCAGACAGTAGAAGAGTTTTTCGGAAGTTTAGATGAGTTAGAAAGTTTAATATTAGATAGAGAATCCACACCTAAGTACACCGCTGAGTTCAAACTACCAAAAGATTCCTTAGATGGTTCTAAAACAGAAACTACAACAACTAAAATTAGTTGGCCATTATTCAAAGATGGTTGGAACATAAAGATTGGTGGTACTGAATATATTGGATACTTAGAAAGTTTAAAATCTATAGGTGATGAAGTCGATCAATACAAGTCTAACTTAATATCAAGATTTTTAACAACAGCATCATTAAATGAATTCGATACTGAAGATCAAAGAATGTCTTCGATGTTTCAGATTTATGGAAGTGGTTTTGATTCTGTAAAGAAATTCATAGACAACATAGCATACATGAGAAATGTAAGTTATGATAAGATTAATAACATCCCTGATGTATTATTAAAAAATCTTTCAAACACACTTGGGTTAGATTCTGTAAACCTATTTGATGAGAAATCGTTGGATGATACACTCTATTCAAGAGTGGATAGTCAATTCGAAGGTAATAACCTTGGAATGAATATGGTTGAAGCGGAGGCGGAATTCTATAGAAGATTAGTTATTAATCTTGTAAGAATATATAAATCTAAAGGTACAAGAAAATCTATTGAATTCTTTTTAAGGTTTATTGGTGCACCTGAACCATTAATAAAAATTAATGAACATGTATACAAATATGACGACGTTAAGAAGGTTTCTTCAGACATTGATAATGACATTTATGACTTAACTCAATTAGAAAAAACATTTACTGTCGGTCAGATAAATTTTAATGAAACACCATCGTTTACCTATGAAGGGATAACCACTACTGGGTCAACTACATATCAAGTAGATGAATACCCAATAGTATTAACGGGTGTAACAAAATATGGGGACGTACAAAAAATTGTAAGTGAGAATAATGACGTATTCTTTCAAAAAGGTTCAGGTTGGTATGAGATATCTTTACAACATAGGTCATCAACCGAATTAGATACTGAGAATTCCAACTTACTATCTAACCCCAAGATTATAAAAACAAAAAATAAGGACTACACTTATGGTGAGGACTATTTTGATTTATATAGACAATTTTACGGGTTAGATTACGGACACGAATTACACAACACAGTTGATAACGAGAAGACAGAGTTATTATCGGACGTAGATTCAAAAACCTTAAATAGAAAAAACATACAAATCTACTTGTCATCTGCACAAGGTATTGATTATGATGTATATAAAAAGTCTAGAGATTTAGAGGTAAGTTTTGGATTGAAAACCCTTCAACCACAAACAGGTTTTACGTTTGCGGAATACATGGATAATGTATTAAACGAACAAATACGTAATTCACATGTCGTTAAGTATCAAAAATCATACATTCAATTAGAGGATGTGTATTGGGGGTATTTACAAAAGGTAGGAACACCATATAGTTTCCCAACGGTTAATGAATTCATAAACAGAATGAGTCCACATTGGGTGGAGATTGTGGAACAGTTTGTTCCGGCAACGACCCTATGGACGGGTGGTAATATTTTAGAAAATAGTCGTATTGGGAGATCTAAACACGATTATTTAAAACCATGTACCATTGAACAAGTTGAAGATAATCTATATCCTAAATTAGGTTTTGAACATTCCATAGAGGAAGATTTAGAAGTTTACTTTTTAGGGGATAAAGACTTATTTAGGGGGTTAACGGTAGTAAGTGGGGTAACTTATGTATTAAAGATAGTTTTAATGGGTGAGGTGTATACCGCATCTTCTCCGATTACACTTACTGGTGGTCAACTATTCGATCCATTCGTATCTACTTCTGATTGTACAACAATTAATGAGGTTGTTTTTGGTAGTGGGGAGACTTTTGATGGATCAAAACATTTACCCCTATTATGTGATTTTAAGTGTAATTTAAACCCTGACAGGGATGTATTAGATCCATTATGGATTAATGCGGTTGACAGTATATTCTCTCAAATAAACGAAAAATACTTTACCAAAACAGCGTACACAGGTTATGACACAATTAGTAACCATGCTGGTGGTGAAGGATATGAAAGAATAACAGGTAACACAGAAACAAGTGATGAAAATCAAAACATAGAGGGTGGATTTAATTCTGAACTATCAACCAACGGAGAAAACTACGGATATGAAAATGTCCCTATAGTTTCTCATGAGATTTTTACTGATAGTGATGGTGTCGAAAAAATAAGAATCACACCATTCACGTATGATACACAATTGTATATCTCAAACCCTGGTGATCCATACGGTGACGCATACATACCTGCGGATTTAGATTGTTTAGATTTAAGTACGTTTGATTTCTATTGGGAGTCAACATATCTAACGGGAACTACGGAATGTGACCCTAAGGTTAAAGTTTACGGACCAAATACCTTCTATACATTACCTGAAGATGAGGACGATTGTATCTTAATGGAGGATGTGTATTTTGAAGTATCGGGAGTTACATTTGGTAATGAAGATACTGTAGATGATGGAGACCCATGTACCGATTGTCCACCATATAATACATCGTGGCCATTAAACATATTTATAGATTGTATTGGTGGATATAATGAATCAATTAGCGGTCATACATATACGGTTGACCATGTTTCGGGATGTACGTTCGTCGTTAACAATGTTAGGGAAAATGATATTATTGACATATCAATAACAGATGCCGCGAATTGTGATCAAAAAATAAGAATAGAGGGATTACAACAAAAGTTTGAATGGGATCCTGTGGATGGTGATGATGTTACCACATCAAGAAGTCATTATTTACAATACTCGTTTGATACTTACGCTGAGGGGGACAACCCTGATGGTAGTAGTCCTCTCAATAGTCAATCTGGTATTACTTTCTGTGATAATTATTCAGGATATACTCTACAACCTATTGTACAATATAGACCTACGTTTGATTATGGTCTGAGACAAAACACTAAAGTTATAAAAGTAAATAATGGTGTTATACTTGACGAAAATACAACTTGGGATCAAATACAAACCTATTTAGATGATAATACTTTAGAAAAAATAAACATTGAAAATGTTGTAATAGGTGATCAATTACTTTCAGGGGTATATAAAGATTGTCCTTTCTCATCTCAAGACTATAACGATGCGGTTATTAGTGGTTATTCGTTCTCTTATGATTATAAGGTCGTAACAGTTGAAAATAAAGACTGTTTAGGTTCCACTAAAATTAACAAGATAAATGAAAGATTTAGTTTTTTACCTAATACTAGGTTATGGGTAATGACTAAAACAATGGAAGACGGAAGTCAGGGAGATAATTGGAGATTTACTGAAAAGTATCCTGAAGAATTATATCCAAGACCTGATGATCCTACAGACCCTTGTTGTAGTTATCAAGTTGGTTACTACGAAAGTGGAGATTATATTTTTAACGAACACGGTTTCCCTATTGAAGTACTCAAGGTCGATTTAGACTACTGTGCAAGAGATTTGTTCTACCATTTAAATGTCTTACAGAAAACAGATGCTAACGTTAGTTGTACTGAAGTAATATTATTTAATGGTGATTCTGAGGACTGTATATTAGTTGGACATGACGAACAGAAGTTCGAAAACATGGACATGAAAATGCAACAATACTTCCAAGACAAGTTAGATTGTTCTGACATGCCAGATATAGATGACATTGAGAGAGATTTAACAGGATTGGATGATTGTGATACATTAAATGCGTTTAAAATTAAACATTTTGATACTGGAGAGATAAGATATACTTCAATAAACGAAGATTTTAATATAGGGGATGCAGTAAACATTGAATTTATTTATAGTGGATCTTACAACGAAGAGATTAACTCAATTCAGAAGTTATCTCCAGGAGTGGATTGTTGGATTGTAATATCTAAAGTTTATGCTAACGTTATTGAATATTTGGTGTCAGGTCCGTGTGATGATGTTAAACGACCAGGACCTAGTCCAACACCAACAGAAACACCAACACCAACACCTACAAGTAGTCCAACTCCTACACCAACAACGAGTCCAACACCAACACCTACAAGTAGTCCTACGCCAACACCAACAAGTACACCTACGAGTACTCCAACAAGTACTCCAACTAGTACTCCTACACCAACACCTACAAGTACTCCAACAAGTACTCCAACTAGTACTCCTACACCAACACCAACAAGTACTCCAACAAATACACCTACACCAACTCCATCACCTACACCAAATTGTGATTTTGATGTTGATACAGATATTGTAA